TGCGTAAAATTATTTTAACGCGTTTAGTATGTCTGGTACAGTTATGTTGTTACGGGATTGGCTCAAAAAAGAGGACTTAAATTACCAGCAAGCCGCCATGCGCATAGGATGTACACGTGTTGCAGTTTATTACTGGGCCACTGGAACCAACCGCCCACAGCCAAAGTGGAACAGCATCATCAGCGAAATTACAGACGGCGCGGTTCTCGCTAACGACCATCAAAACGCATTTGAGCTGGCAAGCGAATGAATATTTTCCTGCTGCCATATCCTCCTTCAGTCAATACGTTATGGCGCCACAAAGGTAATCGCACATACAAAACCAAAAAGTACACCGAGTGGATCACGGATGCAGGACGGCATCTCGCTCAACAGGACAAGCCCAAGACTTTTGCACACCCGGTGAAAATTGAAATTGCTGTAGGCCGCCCTGATAAACGGCGACGTGACATCGATAACCTCACCAAAAGTGTGCTTGATATTTTATGTCACCACAAAATTCTCGAGGATGACCACTGGGTGCATCGCCTGGATATTTACTGGTCCGAGAACGTGGTTGGCTGCCAGGTCATTATTAAAGATTTAGCGGGGCAGGTGCAGGGCGATATTTAAAATCGAACTCCTCGGTTTGGCTCTGTATTTGTCCCGCCCCGAGGAGTTCAAACCGAGGAGACGAAAAATGGTGTTATCGTTGAAAGATGTTGTGGTTGGCCAGACTATATTGCCGCCGCGCATTTTAATTTATGGAAGACCCGGTGTCGGCAAAACGACTTTTGCCAGCAAGTCCAGAAACCCTATTTTCATTCAGACTGAAGACGGCGCGGATGTTGCCGGCGCGGCACGGTTTCCGAAAGCCGAGAGCTTTGAGGAAATCAACGAAGCGATCGATACGCTGATTGCCGAGAAGCATGGGCACGGCACGGTTGTGATCGATACCCTGGATTGGCTCGCGCCTCTTATATATAGAAAGACCGTCGAGGAAGGAAAAACCAACCCCAATTATAAAACCAAAAATCTCATGCAGATCGAGGACTTTGGCTATGGCAAGGGCTACGAATATGCGGATGGCCATTTTCGTGCGGTGTTTGATAAGCTGAACATTCTTCGCAGCAAAAAGGGCATGGCAATCATCATGCTGGCGCACAGTGAGCTCAAGCGTTACGAAGATCCGGCATCCGAGGGCTATGACAGATGGATGCCCAAGCTGCAGAAAAAGGCAGCCGCGACCTGCATGGAATATTCCGACATCGTCGGATTCGCCAATTATTTTACATCGATGAAGAGTGTCGATAAGGGGTTCGGTCAAACCAAAAACATTGCAATCGGAGACGGCTCAAGAGTTCTCTATACGCAAGAGAAACCCAGTTTTATTGCCAAGAGCCGTTACGATATTCCAGCCGAGCTGGAGTTTGAATGGTCGGTTCTAGCAAATGCCATATCACCTAAACCCAAGAAGGAGAAAAAAAATGGTAATTCTTAACCACAATGTTGATCCTAATGACATTAGCAGCGGTGATTGGCCGCTGTTAACGGACGGCGATTACCCGGCGGCTATTGTCGGGGCTGAAGCCAAACAGAGCAAGGCTGGCGATACGTACCTGCAAATTCAATTTGATTTAGGCACCGGCGGCCATCTTTGGCAGAACTTTAATCTGTGGCACTCGACATCAGAGAAGGCCGTTCAGATAGCCAAACAGGAGCTTAACGAGATGGGCGTGGCCCTGGGCATCCCGAGGATCGGTGATACTGATGAACTAATTGGTAAGCGCCTTATCCTAAAGGTCGGGACTGAACCAGCCAAAGACGATTGGCCGGCCAAAAATAAAATTGTCGGGTACAAGCCCTTGAATGAAGGGCCGCCATCAGGCCAGCCGGAGCAACCGCCTTCGCAAGTTACCACACAAACTGAGGCTGCCGCCCCGGCTGAACCAACACCTGTCTGGCATACCTAGAAAGTAAACCTAAGGTGGGTGGCCGAAGCCACCCATCTATTTAAAGTGAATTTTAATAGATGATCAAACTAGTTGTTGATGATGAAGACCCGACTCTGGCTGAAGCAGACAAGCGTCTCGAACTTCGCGAAGCGGAAAAACCAAAAAGAAGCTATGCCGGCATCAGCGGCATAGGCGATTGCGAGCGGAAGAATTACTATAGATTCTATGGCGTGCAGAGCGCGCCGTTTAACGCCAAGACACTCAAGAATTTTAGAGACGGCCACCGCACGGAGGAACTGGTTATTGAAGATCTCCGGGGCGTCGATGGCCTGACCATTGTGGACCGCGATCCCGATTCTGGTAAGCAGATCGAGGTCAGCGACTTTGAGGGCCACTTCCAGGGGCATCTCGATTTTGAGGTTCTCGGAATAAAACAGGCGCCCAAAACGTGGCACGTTGGCGAGGTGAAATGTGCCAGCCAGAAAAAGTTCGATAAGTTCAAAAAGATCAAACAAAAGTTTGGCGAAAAGCAGACGCTGTTTAATTGGAACATGACCTATTATGTGCAAGCCCAGCTTTACATGGCCTATAGGGGGCATAAGCGTCACTGGACTGTTGTCGCGTCAGCCGGGGGCCGGGATTGGGCAAGCTGCCGCACCGATTATGATCGTAAACAGGCCGAGTACTACATTAACCGGGCCGAGCGGATAATTTTTAAGCCGTCTATTTTGCCAGACCGAATAGCCGAAAGCCCGGATTATTATATCTGCCGGTGGTGCGAGTTCAAAGATGTTTGCCATAACCAGGCGCCGGTTGTCAGGCACTGCCGCACTTGTGTGTGGGGCGAGGCCGGCGATAAGCGGAGCTGGGACTGCCTCAAACATAACCGGCCCATGACCATAGCCGAGCAAGCGGTGGGCTGCCCGGATCAGCGCTATCGGCCAACATTTGTAGACGGCCAGGTAACCAAAATCGGTGACGATTTTATTGAGTATGAAACTTCTAACGGACCTTGGATTGATCGAGGCGGCCATGATGAATGATATGAGTGAGCGCGAAAACAAGATGCTGATGGAGGCCGGCAAGAACGGCGGCGAATACCTCGACGACATTAAAAAGTATGACCTGCGCCATTTGACCAAGGATGAGTGGGCTCAATTTTTGCGCAGTGTGATAGGCAAATGGGGCGAGCTTAAATACATGGGCGACCACGTCATCGGGTATCGGGACGATCTCGATGACGAGATCCCCTTTTGATTGCCGGAACCAAGTGTCCGGCGTGCGGTTCGAGGGATACCGAAATGCTTATGGAGTTAGGGAACCGCAAACAATACGAGTGCTTTTCCTGTTTTAAAATCTGGATACGAACTTCCGGCAACGGCGATCTACGGCATGTTGATCCTTACGCTCAATGGGGGGCGACAGGCGAAGATGAGTTCTAGCAGCGCCAAAACCGCAATGAAGATTGTCGGGCATAACCTGGACGGTTCCAGGGAAAAAGACGACTTCTATGCTACGCCACATCGAACAACTGAATCGCTACTGTGGGTTGAAAAGTTCAAGGGAGATATCTGGGAGCCGTGTTGCGGGCAAGGGCATATATCCAGGGTGCTTATGGAGCACGGTTACAGTGTCAGATCGACTGATTTAGTAGACCGTGGGTATGGTCAGCCCAGGATAGATTTTTTATTAGAGACTAAACGTTGCGATAATATTATAACTAACCCGCCCTATAAGAACGCGCTGGAATTTGCCGAGCACGCGGTCCAGTTATGTGATCGTAAAGTTGCCTTGTTGTTGAAGCTGAACTTCCTTGAAGGCATAAGGCGCAAATCATTTTTTGAGACTCGCCCTCCGGCCTGGGTTTACGTTTTCTCCCAGAGACAAAGTCTGATGAAAAACGGCGAGCCCTATAAGGGCGGCATGATGGCTTTGGCCTGGTTCGTTTGGGATTCAGCCCAACGGCAGACCAGAGTAGGTTGGCTATGAACTTTAGCAGGTCTGAAATAGAGAGCGAGGCTATTCAACGCTGGGGCCAGCCTAACAAGGGCTTGAGCTCGAGGAGCGAGCTACGCTTTGGTAAACGGGGCTCCGTTTCAGTCAAGCTCGACACCAACCAGTTTTACGATCACGAAAGTGCCGAGGGCGGTGCCGTTATCTCGGAGCGTCAGCTCGCGCCGGAAATACAAATGCCGCGTATGTGTGTGAAGAAATATAACTACCTCGATGAGGCAGGGCGTATCCATATGCAGGTGCGCAGGTTTATGCCCAAGGACTTCAGACAATGCCGGCCTGATCCTAATGAACCTGGCAAATGGATTCACTCGGTCAAGGGGCTGCCTCAAATACCCTATAGGCTGCCCGAGCTGATGCAATCCGACTACGTGATTATCGTCGAGGGCGAAAAGGACGCGGACGAGCTGGCCAGGTTTGGTTTGACAGCAACCTGCAATCCACAAGGCTCCAACAAGTGGCCGGACGAGCTGAACAAATATTTCAGGGGCAAGGATGTTTATATTATCCCCGACAATGACGAGGCCGGCATAGCTCATGCCCGGCTGGTGTCGTCAAAACTCTTTTCTGTAGCCCAATCGGTCAGAGTTTCTGACGTTTGCAGTGGTCTAAAGAAGCGAGCGGATATGTGGGATTGGTTGCAGGTCAATCCTGTTGATGGATTAATGGCTGAATTGCAGGGGTTTAAGGTGGTATCGGCGCCTGTGATCGTCGAGCCGGTGAGCGTAAATACTTCTGACGTTTTCCCGACACTGGATGCGGATGACATCACTGCCGTGACAACGGCTGACGATTTTGTCGAGGGGTTGTTGTCCAAGGCGCAAATGTCTGTGGTGTACGGGCCAAGCAATTGCGGTAAGACATTTTTTATGA